TAACGCTGACAGATGAAACTAATAATGATATGGATAAATTTTTTGAGGAAATAGCAAATAATACTCCAAACGAAGGACAATTTAATGAAGGTAAATGAATCAACAAATATAGCAATGCCTATAAAAAACCTAATAAGTATTATTGGGGCTGTTGGTATTGGTGTATGGGCATATTTTGGTATTACAGAAAAATTAAACAATCATGCTACTCAATTAGAATTAATGCAAAAAGATTTAGATAAAGCAGTAGAGTTTTCTATAAAATGGCCACGGGGAGAAATGGGATCATTACCCGCAGATGCGGAACAATTTTTGTTGATTGAAGATGCTATAAAAGATATAGAAGAAATTCAAGAAGAATTAAAAGAATCTCGTCATAACGCAACAAACATTACGAGATTACAAAAAGATGTTGAAAGATTATTAGACGAATTAGAAAAATTAAAGGATAAGGTAAGAGCAAATGGAAATCATAACTAAAGGTGTAATAGCATTATGTATGTTTTATCAAGGTGGTGTTATTGAACACACTTATGTAAAAGATCAAAAAATGAGTACCTGTCTTAAAATGAAAAGAACAGTAGAACGATCTGTAAATCCTCAAAATGTTCGTATGGCTTGTGGCGAAATAGATGCTGTATTAGAAGAATTTATGGGACAAACCAAAATCGTTAAAATCGTAAAAGATAAATACGGCGACTATACTAAATAAGGAGTACATTATGGAGGAACCCCTCTATGAAATCCATAATACTTTTCGAATTGACTAATTTTCGTTGGTTGGGCTTTTTTTTAGCCATGCTGGGGGTATATCTGCTTTCAGACGGCGATTACTTTGGTAATCCAATGGTACAGGCCATAGGATGGGGTAGTGCTTGTCTTTCGGCTTTATTTTGGGTAATAATGGGTGTAAGAGATAAGGATATACCAAGAACCTTAATGGAATTGGTGTATATGATATTAGCATTACGGGCTATTATAAATTGGATTGGTTAAATGGATGAAAATAATCTAGCACGAGCAATAGAAATTGCTAAAGAACTAGAAAGGCGAAAAGCTACTAATCGTATGGAAGAGTACGATCCCTATGATTACCAAAAAAAATTTCACAACACATTAGCTAGTCAAAGATTATTAATGGCTGGTAATAGGGTCGGGAAGTCATTTTGCGGGGCAATGGAAATTGCGTACCATATGACGGGGAAATACCCAATGTGGTGGGAAGGCAGAAAATTTAATAGACCTATTAGAGCATGGGTAGGGGGAGTTTCAAATGAAACCACTAGGGATGTCTGCCAAAAAGAGCTTCTCGGCCAACCAGATGATCCAACAGCAAAAGGTACAGGTTCAATTCCATTAAATGATATTGGTGATACAGTTAGAAAAGCTGGTGTACCAAATGCAGTAAATAGTGTTGTAGTAAAACATATTACAGGTGGATATTCAAGATTAGGTTTTAAAGCATATGAAATGGGAAAAGAAAAATGGATGGGTGAAAGTTTAGATGTAATATGGTTAGATGAAGAACCACCACAAGGTATATATTCACAAGCATTAACAAGAACAGCAGATAAAGGCGGAATTGTTTATATGACATTTACACCAGAACAAGGAATGACAGAAACTGTTGCACAATTTGTAAATAATTTAAAAGAAGGTCAAGCATTATTACAAGCAACATGGGATGATGCACCACATATGACACCAAAAGTTAGAGAACAAATATTAGAGGCATTACCACCACACGAAAGAAAAATGAGAGAAAGAGGTATTCCTGTATTAGGTTCTGGTTTAGTATTTCCAATACCAGAAGAAGATATATTATGCGAACCAATAGAAATACCTACTCATTGGCCTAGACTTTGTGGAGTAGATTTTGGTTGGGATCACCCAACAGCAGTAGTATGGATAACATGGGATAGAGATAATGATATTGTATATTGTTATGATTCCTATGCATTAAGACAAGAAACAGTCCCTGTCCATGCATCAGCAATAAATTCAAGGGGTAAATGGATTCCTGTAATATGGCCTATGGATGGAAGACAAGCAGATAAAGGATCGGGTAAAAATCTTACAGAACAATATAGAAAAGAAGGTGTTAATATGTTAAGAGAGCATTTTAGCAATCCACCATCACAAGGTATGAAAGAAGGTACAGGTGGTAATTCTGTTGAGGCAGGAATAATGGAAATGCTTACAAGATTCAAAACAAAGAGATTGAAAATCTTTAAAAATCAAGATAAACTGCTAGAAGAGTTACGGATGTATCATAGAAAAGATGGTAAAATAGTTCCGAGCCATGATGATGTAATATCTGCATTAAGATATTGTGTTATGTCATTAAGAAAAGCTAGGGTAAAGAATTATGAACCGCAACAGATGTATTCGGATTCAAATTTTAACATTTTTGGTTAAGGAAAGGAAAATATGGGTGGATTTTTTAGAGCTGTAACAAGAATTTTTAGAAAACCAACACAAGTTGTAGTACAACAACAGGCTCCTGCACAGGCTACACAAACTGCTAAAAAAGCAGAAGGTAAAACTGCACAGGCTTTAGCGGCAAGTAAAGCTGGAGCATATGGGCAAAGTACTTTAATGGGAGAAGCAAGTGGTGTTGAAGAAGAAGCTAATGTTTCTAAAACTGTGTTAGGCGGACAATCTATTAAAAAGAAAAAGAAATACGCATAATATATGATTGAAGTCGTAACTGACGACACTTGGCGGGAATCTATAGGTAAGTATCTTAAAGAAAAATGTTATATATCCGCTGATATAGGAGATCAATTTTCTTATATTGGTTTTATTGAAGATAATAAAATACTAGGTGGTTTTCTTTTTACAGATTTTGATGGACACAACATCTATGTACATCTTGCTTTAGAAACTCCTAGAATTTTTAGTAGAAAACATATAAAATATGTTTTTGACTATGGTTTTAACCAATTAAAATGTGGTAGGATGACCGCTGTGTGTAGAAATGGTTATGAAAGGAATGAACGCATTTTAAGTGGGACAGGATGGAAAAAAGAAGGTATAGTAAGAAAAGTTATGAAAATAAATAATGAATTTGTAGATGCGGCAGTATATGGAATGCTAAAACACGAATGTAAATGGATTGGAGGAAATAATGGGCGGTAAATCACAGCCACAAATGCCACCACAAGTAGATACATCAGTACAAGATAAAGTAGATGCTTCTGAAGCTAAATTAGCGGCAGAAAAAGAAAAAGCCATAGGTGCAAAGAAAAAAGGTATGTATGGTACTATTTTAACTACAGGAAAAGGTGTAGATGAAGAAGCAACAACTTCTAAAAGTTTATTAGGTGGTAAAAAATAATACATGGCAACTTTTGAATACATTAAAAAAAGATGTTCTGCATTAGAATCTGACCGACAAACTTGGGAAGATCATTGGCAAGATATATTAGATTATGTTATGCCAAGAAAAGCAGATGTTACTTTTGTAAGATCAAAAGGTGAAAAAAGAACAGAAGTATTATTTGATTCAACAGCTATTACAGCAAATAATTTATTAGCGGCAAGTCTTCAAGGAACATTAACATCTCCATCATTACCTTGGTTTCATTTAAAGTTAAGAGATGAAGAATTAAATAAAAATAGAGATGTTCAATTATGGTTAGAAGATTCTGCAAGAAGAATGTATGATGTATTTAATGAATCTAATTTTAATACAGAAGTTCATGAATTATATTTAGATTTATGTTCAGTAGGAACAGGTGCAATATTTGTTGAAGAAGGAAATTCGGGTTTTACAAATGAAGGAATACATTTTAATTGTTTGCATATTGCAGAATATTTTATTCAAGAAAATATTAATGGAAAAGTAGATACACTTTATAGAAAATATAAATTAACAGCTAGACAAGCTATAGAAGAATTTGGTGAAGAAAATGTAGGTGAAAAAATAATTGAAGCCGCACAAAATAAACCAGATAAACAATTTAATTTTATCCACGCAGTAGAACCAACAAAAGATTACGAAAGAGCAACAGGTAAATCAAATACAAAATTACCTTTTCATTCTTGTCATGTATGTGTTGAAGATAAAATGAAAGTTAGAACAGGTGGTTATAATGAATTTCCATATTTAGTTCCAAGATGGTCAAAAGCTACAGGAGAAATTTTTGCCGGTGT